ATTATTAAACGCCAAGACGCAGAGATAGCCGCACTAACCGAATCATCAACGCCAAAGCGAGCTCGTAATAGTAACGGCACGCTAAAAGCAGATGATCCTGCGACACCGGAAAACGAAGCTTGGGAAGGCGGCAAGGCGCCAAAGAAGAAGGCTAAGAAGAGTTAAGGTCTATCTATATGAAAAGTTGGACAGTCCCATGTCTCGCATCAGATCTTCTATTGTGAAGTCTGACTGTCCCAACTGACCTCCAGTTGCAGTGCCAAGACCCATGCCTCCGCTACGAAGTCTTTCTTGGAAAAGATTTTTAGCTTCTTGTGCTTGAGCAATTTGTGGCGCTAATGACCCCATGCGTTGGGCTTGTAAAAGCAAATCTTCTGGAGACATTCTTTGCGTTAGCACTGGCGCTATTTCCTCGCCAACTTTTCTTACTCTATCAGCCTGCTTCGGACCTCCGATCAGCGACTGAGTAACTGCACCTGACGCAGTAGGTAAGAGACCTTGCTTTGCTACAGTCTCACCTATGCTTTCACCAGTTAGCTCTTTAACTCTCTGATCAATCGCCGTTCTAATTGCAGTTTTTGAATTAAGCGCCACAGCCGCACGCTGAGCAAAGGCCGCTGATGTGTCGCTTATTTGTTGGCCAAGTAAATCGGCAGCTTCATCGCCTAAAACCATGCGTAACTTTTCAGCTACTGCCCTAGTGTTAAGTGCTTTTAGTTGAGCTAAAGCCTCAACAAGCTCTGCATCATTATTTCCACTTGGATTAACTTTTGCGTTTGCAGCAACTTCGTCTAATTTGTTTCTTAAAGCTATTTTAAGTTGCTTAATACCAACCGCGTCTAATGTATCCAAAGCAATAGAAACATCTTCACGAGATATTTTAGGACTAAGTATGTCGTTGCCTAAATCTACGGCAAGCTTCTGGTCTATTGCGTCTTTCCCTGCCGCCCTTGCAGTTTTGTAAGTTGGATTTACCTCATCGAGAGATGACCGAAGTTGAAAGGCCAAGTTTCTTTTTGACATTGCTGCGGCTGTATTTCCTGCATTTTTTAAACTTTGAGCTTGATCAAATAATTGTCTACTTATGTAATCAATAGTTGCTACAGTTGGATTTTCTAAATCAAATTTTTCGCCTGCTTCTTTAAGTAATGTTTTAGCGCCAGATAAATCTGCATCAGAAACCCGTGACAGCAACGTAACAACGTCACCATGTTTATCTGGAATAATGTTAAAGTCGTATGCCTCGCCGTACAATTTGCGCCTTGCGTCTGCCGTACTAGCCATTATAGCATCTTTTTGAGATTTTGGCCCTCTAGTTATATTTCCTAAAGTATTATTAAGTGAGGTATTAAGATCTTTAGAAGCAACCGAGGCCGTATCGTTTAAATTATCTCTTATTATTCTCTGCCCAGATCCAGACGTATTAGCCACGTAATCTAAAAGACTTGTCACATTTGGGCCTAATACTGACAGAGATCCATATGGACCTGACACTTTGGCGCTTTCAACTGCGTCTGCGGCGTCGGCAGTCAATGCGTCTTGGACTACTTTTGCTGCGTCTTTCTTAAAGCCTATGCTCTCTATAGTTCGCTGTACTGGCCCTTCTAAATACTTGCCATACAAAAATCCTGCCGGACCTGCTACGGCAGTTCCTGCCGCGCCAAAACCTGCGCCAAACTTGGCTCCAGTTGTGCCTTGATCAATGGCTTCTGGAAGGCCATCTTTTAAACCGGACACGAAACCTTCTGAGCCGCCAAACAAGCCGCCATAACCACTTGCTTGAGCAACTTTACCAACTGTTGTTTTGGCTGTTATTGCAGGAGCAAACGGAACAGCCGCAGCTCCACCGGTTACAAGCCTAGACCCTAACACAGTTTTGGGCGCTTCCTGCTCTCTACGGGCTGTAGCCTGCTCTATTAATCCAGTAATATCTCCTGCTGATGCACCTTGGTTTTCGTCCATCCTGCTTACCATAGACGCCCCTGCGCCTGCGATATTTGGTATGTATTCCCTTACAAACGGTATGCCCTGCATTGCAGACAGTATTCTTGTGGGCGTCTCTCCACCAATTAGCTCCTGCGCTAGATCTCCACGATAGATGTCACCAGATCGTTGGCCACCTTCATTACTTGATACTATCTCTGCAATCTTACTTGGATCTGATGTTACATAAGCCGCTTGGGGGTCAACAAATGTCTGCACTCCACCGCGCTCTAATATGTACGTACCATCGTCAAATTCTTTTATAAGCTCAGCGCCTTCTGGGACTTCTATTTTTTCTGAAGTTGTCCAAGATGGGCCGATAGATTTTTCTTTAAAATTTGGGTCTGTCCAAGATGGGCCTGCCATAATTAATTTACCTCTTCATAGCTACTTGCTTTATTTCTTGGGCCGCCAATATATCTGTACACTTTATTGCCGCCGTCTCGGTCAACAATTAACTCGCCTTCTGGCACATTTGTACGAGTAAATTCTAATGCTTGTAGATCCATTTCCTGCCCGTCTGCCCACGCAGGTCTTTCACCAAAGATGGCGTCTAGTTTTGATGGATCTTCTGATATTTTGTAGGCGTTTACGATAAGCTGCTTATAGTATCGATCTATTTCTTTCAAACTTGCTATAACTGCGTCTTTACCTCTGTTTAAATCAAGGTTGGCAACTTTAGCCTCAAGCAACGCCAGTTCTGGGGCGCTAACTGCACCAAGGGTGGCTCCACTAGCTTTGATACCTCTTAACGCATCAAAGGCTAAGTTTGCCTTTAATGTTTGAATGTTTAATCTAGCTTCGCCTGCTTTTGTAAATGGCATTGTTCCTAAAATCATACCAATAGGGCCAGTAATCATATTGCCGTCTTCTTCTATTGCGCTAACCAAACTGCCAACTGTATCTAAAACAGTACGGGCTCCAGTTGCAGAAGCCTCATCTTTTGCCCCTTTTGTTTCTAGCTCTTTAATTTGTCTGTTTAACTCAGTTAATGTGCTTTGCACGATAGGCATATACCGTGGATCTAATGCAAAAGATTGAGATAGAATGTTATCTCTTCGCGCTTTTAACATTTCAATACTTGTCATACCTTCTGGCGTTGCGCTCATGTTTGCAGGGCTAACCATTCCTTGAAGAAACTGTTGTGTCTGTAACGCTGCTTTTGCCTTACGATCTATGTCAGCTTGATTTGTAAACTGAGTCATTAAGTTATTTACTGAGCTTCCTTCTTTGCCCTGCAACGCAAGTCCTGCATCTCTTATTCCTGCAAATGCAAGCATCCTTCTCTGTGTTTTAGATAAACTGTCATAAGGGTCTTTTGGAGCGGCAGGAGCGGCTTGTTGATTTGCCATTTTCACCATGTTTAACAAATCAAGTTGAGCTTGATTTACTGGGCTTGGCTGCGGCGTTACAACTCCGTTAATATTTTGGTTTGGCGGTATAATTACTTCTGCATTTGTGTTTGTAGCGTTTAAGGCGTCTATCGCAATATTTTCTGACCCTGCGGCAACTGGTATAATATTATTTTTTGTTGGCAATACAGGCAGAACACTACTTGGGTCAATTTTGTTAAGTTCTGCTATCTCTTGCTCTGTAGCAGGCTCGCCTGCCATAGCGTCAGTTATACCTAATCTTCTTATATCTTCTTCTGTTAGTAAATACGGTTCCATATCACACCTTTATCCAAAAAACTTAGGAAAGCCTGTTCCAAATGCGCCTGCGCCTGCCAAGAAGTTGCCAAATGTTCCCATAGGATCACGCGTTGTTGTCGTTCCGTATCCTTGCGGAACAGCCCCTGCCGCCCCAGTTAGAACGCCAAACTGGGTAAGTGGGAAGTTTTGTGCAGCCATAAAGTCTTGGAACTGAGCATCAAGCCCTGCTTGGCCAAGCTGCCTCTGCGCTTCGCCTGCCGCAGTTTGTGCGCCAAGTCCTGCGAGAGAGCTCTGTAACTGTTGACCTGCAATCGAGCCAAGTCCGGCGGCGCCTGCGCCTCGGAGCCTTGCGGCGTCCAAAGCGGCTTGCTGCCCTGACATCCCTGCTTGCTGCTCAAACTGCGCTTGCTGTATTGCGCGTTGCTGTTGACCAGTAATGTCGAACTGAGCTGCACGCTGCGCTTGATTAAATGCGTTTGCCCTTTCTCGTGAAATGAGATCCGCCGCCTGTTGCCCGTATGCCTTACGTGTCTCGGCTTCCGCTATGCCTTGGCGAGATCCGCCAAATGCCTTGGCAGCCGTGGCTTGCGCGCCCTGTTGATTTAACGCCATTTCCTGCGCGCCGCCCAAATCTCTTAATCCTGATTCAATAACCGCGTCAGTGTATGGCGACATATATGCGCCCATGTCGGCGCCTGCGATGCTGCCAACATTTCCAATCTGGGCTGCTTGCATTGTAGGGGCATCCATTGTGGCTAATTGAGCATATGCGTCTGCTGCTTGGCCATACGAGGGGGCGCCCATATTTAAGGCGCCATAACCGGTCATTGCCTGCTCACCTAATGGCGTCATGCCTGCAACGCGGTCACCTTCATAACTCTGGTAGTCTTTAGCCAGAAAGTCTTGGGCAAATGGTATTACAGTGCCTTCCAAAAACTCCTGCTGAAAAGCCGGCATTTGTTTCGTTTCAGTTTTAGATCCCATTATCTTAACTCCATCTCATAATGAGTATACACCGACCTAAATGGCGACGCATCTACATATTTCTCAAAACCTTTTCTGCCGTCAGCTTCAAGAGCATCGAGCCCTGCGTCTAACGCTAATTTTTTCATAAGGTCTATCGTTTCGTTCATCCATTGCCTCATACGCTTACCGCCAATAAACTCAATCTTTAAATTTTTTCTCTGAGGGTGCTTTACAACCACGGTTGTCATGGCTGCTACTAACTTGTCCTCGAGACTAATGAGCCACATAACGCAGCCACCGCCTCTTATGTCGTCCTCAACGTCCTGCATTGTGACGTTGTGAGACTGCCTCAGTATCGCCGGAGCCAGTAACTCCATGCCCTCGCTAACGTACTGATCAAAGTCTTGAGATAACACGGGCAAAATGCTCACCTTTGGCTTTGTGTCTAACCTTACTACATTATCTAGCATATTTACACCCCTAGCCGACATTTCATCACCAAGTGCTCAACGCGACACGTTTCCAGATAGCCGTAGAGCCGTCATAGGAAGCAGTGCAAATGTAAATGTAATTTGTATCCCACGCAATCATGCCGATAACGTCGCCAGTAGAGCCAACGCTAGACGCAGGGGTAACTTGCTTTGTGGCGAGCTGCCTAAATGCGCCTGCTGATGAGATAACTGCATATTTTTTGGAGCTATCCCAAAGCACGACGCCATCCTCTGATGGGTTGTCATCTGCCGTCTTGTGGTAAAAGCGCGATAACTGGCGCTGCAAGTATGTCGTTAGGTTTTGTCCCCATGCCTTTACGTCATCGCCAATAGGTGGGAGTACTGGAGCCGCCATTATCTGCGACCACCTGCTTTAGCATCAATACGCATAGTGCCAACGCGCCAAGCTGCATACGGCGTGTCTCCCTCAATTCTCATGCGTATCTGGCGACCAGAAAACCTGACCGCTGTAGGGTTGGCAGGCGTAAAAGGCCCGTGAGTTGATTCTGTTGCGTTTGGATAGAACCTGCTTTTAAACTTAATGTTTACGTCGCCTTGCGTTTTTTCGTCTGGTATGAGGTCGGTTACCTGCATAATCTTATCGCCAGATCCCATGCTAAACGGGCCGCTTTCTGCAAATACGCCATCTGCGTCTATCACGGTAATATTATTACCCATGCCGTTACCATGTACAGTGCAGTAATATTTCAAGCTTGCAGGCGCATCACTTGGCACAACAAAAGTTGTCTTTGCCCCTGAGCTGCCTGCGGTCCCCGTGGTTGTAACTCCCGAAGTATACGAGGCGTCACTTGCATTTCTAAAAGCCAGTGGATGCCCAGAGTTGCTGCCATCACTTTGGTCAAAGACATAGGTGTATCCGCGTTTAAGTGTAATCGCAGGATAGTTGCTGCCGTCTAAAATAAACCTGTTGCCACCGCCAACGCTTGCAACTGTGACCGTGTATGTTTGAGTGTCAACGTAGCTCAAGCCAACCTCGTGGTCGAACATGGCGCCATCTTGCCCCATAAGCATAGGGTACTCAAATACACCTCTAGATGCACCAGAGGTGCGCGAGAGGCTTCCTATGAGCCAATGGTTTTCCTTGTAGTCAAATGCAACGTATCGATCTATCTCTGTTGAGCTGCCAGAACAGTAAAACCACCAGATCTCTCCAAACTGGCCATTTGTAAACGCCCACGTTTTACTTTTCTGCGAGGTATTTAAATCGCCAAAGACATAATCATGCACGGCGCAGGGTATTTCTGAAACAACATTACCGTCAAACCGGAAAAAGCCGCCGTTACCCATCCAGAAAACGCCCATGTCTACGTCGGCTGCCGCACGTCTTGATATGATGCCGCAGGATGTGCCAACCCGTTGAAAAGAGTACACATAAGGCGGTCCTATATATCGGGCTGTGTGTGCATCGACATCTGTCAAGATAAGCGTCTGGCCACGAGTTCTGATAGCCGTTTCTATCTGGCCTGACGTTTGCAGCTCTATGTCGCCTGCCTCGTTTGTCGAAGCCGGCGTCCAAGTCGTATTATCCTCACGATCTGAAAACGCCACCTTACGCGGATTGCCGCCTGCGCCAAGCGCAAACACAAATCGCTCTTCGGTTACGATTATACCGAGGTTATTGGTCGGCGCGTTGGCTACTACTGCGGCCTTAGACGACGTACCAAGCTGCCACTCCAAGATCCTACCGTCTGCCGTGGAGCACGCTAAGAGATACTCGCCCCAATTATCTAGAGACCAAGTAGTTGCAGGAGAGAGGTTGCCAGTGTCTGGCCGAGGTGTGCCATATGCGCCAACGCCGTAAAAGCCATATCCGTAGCCAATGTTTACAGATGCACTTTCTGATCCTGCCGTAAGATCTGTGGGGGCAATATCGTATGCCGTACCGCCAGATACAACGGCAAACAGCTCGTTATATGACCCTGCGGCGACGTATCTTGTGCCGTTGTTGCTTTCCCATGTGTGCATACCACGGGGCGCGTTAGTCGTAATGGAGGCTATGTTCTCATTTACACGCCAACCGCCAATCGGCCTAAGTGATCCGTCTCTCCATCGCACAAGTGACCCGTCGCGCCACCTACCGGCTGCATCGAGGTCTGTGCCTGTTCTGTGAAATCCGGCAGGAATTTTTAGCGGTATTAGCGGCATGTGATTACTCTGGTTTTGTTGGCCATGAAATAGTGTTTGGGAAGCCTGATTGCTGTGGCACGTTTAATAAGTCTGTGCGGTACTGTGACCACTCAGTTTGTTTTTCTGACGTCATATCTGCCCAACGTAATGGGTTGGATACAACGCTGTCTACTTCTGACTTCAATAAGTGATCTCGCATCATTCTTACTTCGCTTGCTGCTTCAGCATCTAACTCTGCTTGCGTTGGTGCAGTGTATGCA